TCGAGCCGTCGCAGCGATTTGGTGCCAACGGCCAGGCGGCGTTGAACACGCCCATGCGTCAGTCGGCGCTGGACCTTTCGGGCCGCTCGCGTGCTGCCGTCGCGCCGCCTCCAGCGTTTCCAGACGAACCGGATCTGCTGATCAAGGACGATGTTGCCGACAAGTTGGCGGCGGAGCGCCTCCGACAGCAGCAGATCAAGACGGCGCAGCTCGAGCGCGAAGAGGCGCTAGAGATCGGCCGCTATGTACTGGCCGAGGACGCGCGCCGGCAGATCGTGAAGGCGGTCACCGAGGCGTTCAAGGTCATGGAACTGAGTGTGCCGACTATGGCAAAGGCGATGGCGGCGGATTTCGGCGTCCCGATGCACGACGCGATGCACGCGCTGCTAAAGGCGTTTCGCGAGGCCCGGGCAAAGGCGGCGAAGGATTTCTCCGCTGCCGCCGCCGAGTTGCTTGAGCATGTCGAGGACGAGCAGCCGTGACGATGCTCTACAATCCGGAGCGGCTCGCCCTGGATGTGCTGGCCGAGATCTGTGAGCCGCCGCCGACGGTCGATTATCTCGACTGGGCAAAGCGGAACATCGTGTTCTCTGAGCGCATCACCGATCATCCGGGGCCGTACAACGAGGACCTGGTGCCGTTCTTCTCGGAGATTCTCCGGGCACTGTCGCCCGAGGATCCGTGCAACATCGTCAGCCTCGCGAAGTCGGCGCAGATCGGCGGCACCATCTGTGCCAACATCTTCACGCTCGGTTCGCTCGACATGGCGCCCGGCGATTTCCTCTATGTCCACCCGACGGAGGAAAACGCGTCGCGCTGGTCGAAGACGAAGCTGATGCCGCTGGTGCGAGAAATGCCCGATATCGCCAAGCTGTTCTCGCAGAACAGCCGCGATGCCAGCAACTCGGTGCTCTACAAGGAGCGCATCGACGGGCGCGGCTCCATCCAGGCGGCCGGTGCGAACTCGTCGGCAGGTCTGTCGATGATCTCGCCGCGAAAGCAGGTCCAGGACGATCTTGCCAAGTGGCAGATGAACGAGGCTGGTGATCCGGAGGTCCAGGCGGACAGCCGTAGCAAGGCCTTCTTCAACGCCAAGGTCTTCAAGATCTCGACGCCGATGGTTGAGCCGGGATGCAAGATCACGGCGAACTACCGCGAGGGTACGCAGGAGAGCTACCACGTTCCTTGTCCGCACAAGGAGTGCGGTGGGTTGCAGGAACTGCGCTGGGAAAACATGCGGGATCATCTCGATCCGGAACACCCCGAGAAAGCGCACTTCGTCTGCATCCATTGCGGTGGCGAGATCCATGAGCATCACCGGGAATGGATGGTGCTTCCAAGGAACGGTGCGAAGTGGGTCGCGAAGTACCCCGATCGCGCGCGCCGCCATCGGTCGTTCCGGATCTGGATGGCCTACTCGCCCTTTGAGCGCTGGGAGAACCTGGCGCGCGAATGGATATCGGTCCAGGCCGGCGGACCGGAGAAGCGCGAGAACGGGTCGGGCGCCGAGCAGACGTTTTTCAACGACTGGCTCGGTCTCGCCTATGAGGCGGACAACAAGGCGGTCGACTGGGAAATCCTGCGCGACCGCGCTGCCGTTGCTGAAAACGCCTATCGCGGGATAGTCCCCGCCGGCGTTCTGTCGCTGGTCTGGGGTATCGACGTGCAGGGTGATCGCGTCGAGTGCCTGTTGATCGGCTACGGCAGGAATCGCCTTCGAGCGGTCGTCGAACATGTCGTGATCGACAATCGAGCCGGCAGCCACCTGCCGGGCTATCGCGTCCACTCCGGTCATATTTCGGAGCCGGAAGTTCGTGCTGCCCTCGACGTGTTGATCGCGCGGGAATGGACCGACGAAGCCGGCCGGAAGCGCACCGTCGACATGACGGCGATCGACGGCAACGCCTACACCGACGACGTCTGGAACTGGGTGCGCAAACATCCGCGTTCCCGCGTCATCATGGTGCGCGGCGGCAACAACGAAAACGCGCCGCCGATCGCGCAGGCGCGCGAGTACGACAACAAGGGCAGGCCGAAAAAGCAGAAGTGGTCGTCGCGATTTTACACCTTTGCGGCTTCGTCGTTCAAACTTCGGCTCTACCGCGACTTCAAGAAGGACGATCCACAGCGGGCCGGCTTCATCCGATTTGCCCGAGGCTTCGAGGATGATCTGTTTCAGCAGGCAACCTCCGAAAGCCGTGTCGCGGAAAAGACCCGCAGCGGCCACACCCGCTACGTCTGGAAGCTGCCCGAGGGTCGCCGCAACGAGGTCCTCGACATGCTCAACCAGAGCCTCGCCGGCGCCTACCGCCTCGGCATTCCGTATTGGACCGAGGAACAATGGGACGCGATCGAGGATCGGCTCGGCAAGCTTGAGCCGCCCCGTCAGGGCGACCTCGAGGATCACATCAACCAGGTGCAGCGGCAGTTACCGATGGCATCGGAACCGACCGCGACTCCGGCCCCGGAAGCACGACCGGCTCGCCCGGTTAAGAAAACTCTCACGGCCGCCGAGGCCATGCGCCAACTCAACAACAGGTGACGGATGTTCACGACGCTTACGCCCGATCAGGAGGCCCTCTATCGTGGCCAGTTGGCCGAAGCAGAGGCCGCCCTGCACAAGCTGGTGCTCGGAAAGAGCGCTGTGATGCTGAACTACAACGGCGAGAGCGTGACCTATAAGGCCGCCGACGAAGCGCGCTTGCGCAACTATGTCCGTGAGCTGCAGGCGAAACTCGGCCTGATCCGTTCCGCGCGCCGTCCGGGAGTGCGGGTATGAACAAGAGCGTCATCCTCGACCATACCGGCAGGCCAATGCAGCACGCTTCGGTTCGCCAACGCGGTTTTCCGGTCAGCGACAGTGCCTACCAGTCCGCGAGCTACACGCATCCTGACATGTCGGACTGGGTGCCGCGCTCAGTTTCCGGTCAGTCGGCATTGTCGATCGAGCGCGATGTCATGGTCGATCGCGTGCAGGACATTGCGCGCAACGACGGCTGGGCGTCGGCGGCGGTGTCGCGTCACCTCGATACGATCGTCGGCTCGGGCTGGGATATTGCCGTCGATCTTCCGGAGAAGTCGCTGAACCTCACGCAGGAACAGGCCGACGAACTCTCCGACGAGATCGAGGAGAAGTGGACAGAGTATGCGACGGATCCGGCCTTCTGGGCCGATGCCAAGCGTCAGGGACCGATGGCTTCCGTTCTCGGCCGTGCCTACCGTCATCGGTTCGGCGACGGCGAGGCACTGGCGGAACTGTGCTGGGACGAAGCGCGCGGCGCGCCGTACAGCACCTTCGTCAAGCTGATCGACCCCGCCCGCCTATCGAACCCTTTCGACGAGGCCGACACCTTCGATCGTCGCGACGGCGTCGAGCTCGATCGCTATGGCGCGGCGATGGCCTACTGGATCCGCACGCAGCATCCCGACGACGATTATGTCTGGGGTTCTGTGCTGCCGTCGTGGGTGCGCGTGCCGCGCGAGACGGAGTGGGGACGGCCCGTCATGGCGCATGCTTTCGAGGCGGATCGCGACGGTCAGTTCCGCGGTGTGCCACCGCTCTCGCCGATCCTGCGCAAGCTTAAGCAGATGACGCAGTATGACGAGGCGGAACTGAAGGCCGCCATGGTCAACGCGGTTCTCGCCGCCTTCATCACGTCGCCCGGCGATCATGGTGATCTTGCCGAGGCCCTGACGGACAGCGAAGCGGCCGAGCGCTGGGACAAGCGCACGCTCGATCGCGTCAACACTTACCGCGATATGCCGCCGAAGATCCCGGCCGGCATGGCGCACTTTCTCTATCCCGGTGACAGCGTGACGCTGACCCAGCCCGGCCATCCGAACTCCGGTTTCGAGGCGTTCTTCCGTGCATCGCTGCGCAACGTTGCCTCGACCATCGGCCTCACCTACGAGCAGCTCACCATGGACTGGAGCCAGGTGAACTATTCATCGGCGCGCGCAGCGATCCTCGAAGTCTGGCGCGGGCTGACGGCCCGCAAGGACATGTTCGCGGCCCAGTTCATGAACCAGATCTATCGGGCGTGGCTCGAGGAAGTCTTCGACCGCCGCATCATCAAGCTTCCGGGCGCAGCCGTTTCGTTCGAGGCAGCACCTGCCGCCTGGTCGCGCGTTGATTGGATCGGCCCGGCGCGCGGCTGGGTTGATCCGGAGAAGGAAGCCAAGGCTGCTGGTCTTCGGCTCGATCTCGGCATCTCGCACCTCGAAAAGGAATGCGCCGAGCAGGGCATGGATTGGAAGCAAGTCGCCCGCAAGCGCGCTCGCGAACATCGTTTCCTCTCGTCTCTTGGTCTGTCGTTCCCGGCAAACGCGAGCGACAAGGCAGAGCCGCAGAAACCCGAAACACCCGATGAACGCGACGCCCGCGAGCGTCAGGAAGCGAAGCCAGCATGACGCATTACCCGCAAATCGCAGCGCAGCTCTTCAATCGGCCGCTGCTCGCCCATCGCGGCGCGCTCGAGCAATATGCCCGTGCCATGGCGCCGCGGATTTTCGGTGGCCCGGTTTCGTTCGGCGGTGAATGGCAGGCCGGCCTTGTCGGCGAGCCGATCCGCGATGTTGTCGACTTCGAAGGGAACCCGGCCTACACCGGCCCGCGCATGATCGTTAAAACCGGCGTCGCCGTGATCGAGGCTGAGGGTGCGCTGGTACCGAAGGGCAAGTGGATCGGCGCGATGTGCGATGCCACTTCCTATGAGGGCATCCATGCGCAGGTTAGTGACTGCCGGGCGAACAAGGATGTCCGCGGTGTCATCCTCGAAGTCGATTCCTTCGGTGGCGCGGTCTCCGGCGCCTTCTCCTGCGCTGATGCTATTCACCAGCTTGCGCAGGAAAAGCCGGTTCTGGCGATCCTCACCGAACACGCCTGCTCGGCGGCCTATCTGCTGGCCTCGGCCGCGACCGGCATCGTGATCCCGAAAACCGGCCTTGCGGGCTCGGTCGGCGTCATCATGCTGCACGTCGATTATTCGAAGGCGCTCGATAAGGCGGGCGTGAAGATCACTCCGATTTTCTCCGGCGCCCGGAAGAACGATTATTCGCCGTACGAAGAGCTCGGCGAGGACGTCTTCAAGAAGGCGTCGGCCGAGGCTGACACCGTCCGCGAAATGTTTATCGAGGCCGTTGTCCGCTACCGTAAGGGGCGCATCGACGCCGACGCGTTGCGCAAGACCGAGGCTGAAACCTTCATGGGTGCCGACGCCGTGAAGATCGGCCTCGTCGACGAGGTCGGCGATCCGATCATCGCCGCCAATACCTTCATCGCAGAGATCGGCCGCAAGGCCGCTTAACCGCCCCCAACAGCGGGCGTTCCGCCCGAGGGCTTACCCCAGCAAAGGAGAAGCGCATGTCGCTTGCACAGATGATCCGCCGGGTAGCCGGCGGAAAACCCCGCCGCATGTCCGACGATCCGCCGAAGGACGGAGAGGACGAGGACCTCGACCCGGCGGCCGAAAACGATCAGGCCGATCCAACGGCCGAGGACGATAACCCGGAGAAGGGCGCCGAAGACGATGTCACCGTCGATGACGATGACGCCGCCGATCCGGACGCCGAGGACGAAGAGGATCCGCAGGAAGGCATGTCCGACAAGGAAAAGGCTGCCTTCGCCAAGGGTCGTCGCGCCGAGCGCAAGCGCATCGGTGCCATCCTCGGTTCGCCTCGCGCAGAGGGAAATCCGTCGCTGGCAGCACACCTCGCCTTCAAAACGGCAGACAACCCGAAGAAGGCGCTCGCAACGCTCAAGCACGGCGGGACGGCGCAGGCCTCGTCCGGTCGTCTTTCCGATCGCATGCAAGCTCGCGGCCCGTCGATGACCGGCCGCGGCGTTAATGGCGACGTCCGCAGCGCGGACACCGCCAGTTCCTGGGACGGCGCCCTGGCGAAGGCCGGCGTCAAGATGAAGGGGAAGTAACATGACGGTGCTCAAGGAAGGGCCGCGCACGGCCGAATATCTGATCTCCGAAGCCAACGGCCACCTGTCGCGCGAGACCGGCGCGCTTGCCGCCGGCATCGCCGGCGAACTGCCGGCGGGCAGCGTGCTCGGCAAGGTCACCGCGACCGGAGCTTACAAGCTCTACGATCCGGCCGCTGTCGACGGCAGCCAGAACGTTGCCCGCATTCTCTTCGAGGCGGGCGGTGCTGGTGACGTGCGCACCATGACGGCGCGCGCCAGCGAGGTGAAGGCCTCGAAACTCACCTGGTTTGCCGGCGCCACCGTCAACCAGATCGCAGCGGGTGTCGCAGCTCTCGCGGCGCTCAACATCATCGTTCGATAAGGAGGCCCCGATGCCACTTTCTATGGATGCTTTCAACAACCGGGCCTTTTCGATGGTCAATCTGACCGCGGCGGTCGACAAGGTTGACTTCGTTCCGGGCCTTCTTGGCTCGCTCAACATCTTTGAGCCCGTGCCGGTTTACACACGGACGGTCGCAGTGGAACGCCGCGAAAACAAGCTGACCTTGATTTCGACCTCGCCGCTCGGCGCTGCGCCTCGCGAGACCGATCGCGGCGACCGTGACATCCGCGATCTTCGCACGACGCGCCTTGCCGACAGCTTCACCATGTATGCCCACGAGGTCGAAGCGATCCGAGCCTTCGGCACGGAATCGGAATTCGAGGCGCTCCAGGTCGAGTATGCCGGTCGCATGGCGAAGGTGCGCGGCAACATGGACCTGACGCACGAGTATCACCGTCTCGGCGCGCTGCAGGGGAAGCTGCTCGACGCCGACGGCGTGACGGTCATCTACGACTATTTCTCCGAGTTCAACATCGCGGAGCCGGCAGCCGTCAGCTTCGAACTCGACGTTGCCAATACCGACGTTCGCACGGAATGCCAGAAGATCGTTCGATCCATGGCGCGCTCGGCGAAGGGTTCGTTTACACCCGCAACGCAGGTTCACGCGATTGCGGGCGACGAGTTCTATGACGATCTGATCAAGCATCAGAGCGTCAAGGAGACCTACCAGAA